GGTAGTAATCAACAAAGCTATCAGGAGAAGCACCAATAGTTACATCTAATGCTACAATTACAGTACCATCATTATATTCAATTAAGGTATCATCTAATGTTACACTTGCTGGTGGTTGGATAGTAAATGGATTAGGTAAATTAGTTGTAGGAATTGCACTAGCTTGAGTTTTTGTAGCCCATGTATAATGTGAATTTTGATGCTCTATTAAAGATAAACCTATTGTATAATCTTCATTAAAACTAATTTCTAAAACTCTAAATGGTTTAGCAGAAAAACCTAATGAACTATGTGTAATATTTACTATATCTCCGATTGCTAAATCATAAGCATCAAATGAAACATTAATTGATAAAGTTAAAGCCTCTCTTGATCTTCTTAAAATAATCTCTGCCATTTCTTCTGATTGATATGGAGATGTGATCGTCTTAAAATCAAACCTAGATTCTAACAAGATTCCACCATCACTAGCTTTCATTGTTGCGTGTTGATCTGCACTTGGAAGTCCTGAATCATCTATTGGTGGAAACTGAACTTCATCAACTTGATAATTACGATCAGGATTAACAAAAGAAACTATAACTCTATTGTATTTATCATTTTTATTAGGAGAAGATAAACTATATCCACCTAGAATATCATCTTCAGTTAAAGTGATTGATGCTGTGCCTGTTGTTTCAATAACTAATTTATATTTACCAGATGAATAAGGTAAATAACCTCTACAACCTTTTATTAATTCTCTAACATTTTCAATTATTTTTCTTGATGTATCTATTACTGCATTTGTATCAAAAATATTTATATCACTACCACCAGAATATGGTGTTACTTGAGTTTCACAAATTAATGAAGCATCATAAAAACTTTGTAAATCTATATCTGATGTTGTTAATCCTTTTCCATATCTTTCATTAGTTAAATAGTCTAATAAACACCAAGCTGGATTAGTTTGATAAGATGCAGATTGTTCTATTAAACTTGCATTATAAGTTTTAACTTTTTTACCTTTTATTTTAGCTTGTACTTTTGGTATTCCAGTAAATGCGTCTTGATTCCATTTAAATCTTAATGCTAAATAACATAGACCAGATAACTTATGATTAGTTCCCCAATTATCTAAAGCTGATAATATACCAGATGCAGATTGTCCATCAGTTCCAAAATGTGGTTCTACTCTAATTAAACTTTCTGCACTTGAACCCTCTACATTAGGGTCAGCTTTATAAAAATTAGCATCTGAACTATTTACTTCTACTTCAGTTCCATCTGATAAACTTGAAGCCCATGTTACAGCTTTGTCATCTATTCTTATTTCTTCTATAGAATTAATCTCTCCCTCTGCCATAACGATAGCCATATAAAGATATTGGTTTGTTGTACCACCACCAGAATCTAAAAAAACACGAATTCCACCAACTAATCTTTCTCCATAAATTATAGGAATAGATGCGTCATTGGATTGTTTATTAAGTAATATACCTTTTTCAATTTCGTCAAAGTCTCCAGCACCAAAGTCAGGAATATCTGGTACAGGTATTAACCAAGATATTGCTTTTTGAACAATTTTAACAGCTACTTTAAAAACTTTTTTGACAACTTTTTTTACAGCTTTAAAAGGATTAAAACCCATTATTCTCTACCCCATTTAATATCTAATACATTTTCAGAACTAAAATCCATTCCTACATCTGTACTAAAATATCTTTGTTGTGATGTATTATTTGTTTTACGACCATTCTTTTTTTCAAAATCAGCCCAATGAGAAACTATACTTAAATTAATTGTACTTGCTGTATCATTTTCTGCAATAGAAAATCCTTCAATTTGCCCTTTATAAAATAAAAAAGGATCAGAAATTAAAGCACTAGAATTATCTAAAAACCCTCTAAAAATATCTACTGTATCGTTAGTAATATTTTCATTTAAAACTGTAGATATAAAAGTTTGATCTGCACCAGATAATCCTAAACTAATACTTGATTTACTTAATTCAGTTTGTTCAGAAAATTCTGAAATACCCATAATAAAATCTGATGCTAAATAGGTTACTGATGAGCCTGAAACTGATGAAGTTAGTGGAAAAGAACAATCTGTTATATTAATAGGAGTGGAAAAACCAATAGTTATAAGATGAACAGGGCGAATATCATTTGTCGCTAGTTCGTTCTTTATCGCTGTTGTCAGGCTTCTCGTCATATAGTTCGTAATTAGTTTGGGTTACACTTTCTGTACCTTTTAACATAGTATATTCAAATTTGCTATTAGGTTTCTTGTATTCTTTAAGATCGTTAATAGTAGCATCTATTTCATTTTCATTCACAATAACTTCGGCAATAAAATCGGCAGTTATCTTGTGGGTTATTTTATATTTTTTCATTAATTAGAGTGCTTCTTCTAAATCTAACTCGTATTGATATAATAAATTTCCATCTTTGTCAGCACCAACAGTACCAAAATCTTGAACATCATTTGTAAGATGTACTGTAAATGGAACATTATCATAAATTATATCTGATGAAGAAACTGCTGTAGTTAAAGGTGGCTCAATAGTAAGTGTTCCTGTAGAAATATCTGATTGATCTGCAACGACCATATAAACTTTGTCATGGTTAGCAAATTTAATCATATCTCCAGCTTTTAATGTTCCTGTTCCTGTTCCACCTAATGTAATTGATGTTGCACCAGCAGATGCAGTTCCATTTGGAATACCTGAGGCTGTACCTCTAGCATCTTCTACTTCTGGTGGGATTATTGTAAAATTTTCTTTTTGTGATCTTTGCTTCATTATAAAAGCCATAAGTTCTCCATATATGTCAGATCGTTTTCCTGTAATTATTTTAGCAGTAAATCCAAATCTTTGATTATCTATTTGTCTAGATAATTTTTTACCAGATTGGGATTTAGAAATAATAGTATCTTGGATAGATCGAATACCCATTGTTTGAAAATTAGCAGAAGATATAGGAAATGTACCAGCCATTATATTAAAGCCTCTCTACCTCTTTCATTAACAGCACTATTAATTAATTGAGTTATAGTTCCTCTTGATCTAAACAATAATTCTTCAAAACCAGAAGCATCTACTGTGTTGATATTAAAATTAACTGTTGTAGAACCACCATTTCCTGTACCTCTAGCTGATTGTGTTATTTGTCCTGATTGGTTTGGTATAAATAATTCTGCACCTTGTTCTCCTACCATGTAAGGTTGTCCTTTTTGTACTGAACCACCTGATGCTCTTTTCATTGAGCCACCACTTGTACTTAAAAAGCCACCACTCATAGAACCACCACCTGTAAGTATTGCAAGTAAAAATGCAAGACCTACTTGTTTCTTTAATTCTGATGTATATTTTTTTGCATTATTTAATTTTTTATTTTCTTGTTTTTCAAGATCAATGTTTAATAGTTTTTGAATTCCTAATCTAATAACAACTTCAATTAAAATAGCTAATGTTTGAACAAGTGCATCTTGTACCATTCTTTTAAACGACTTACCTAAATCTTCTCCAAGTATAATTGCTCTTGATAAAGCATTTGAGAATGAAGAAATACCAGCATTTATACCCTCTGCTATTGTTGTTGTAATATCTTTAAATTTCATTCTCATAGTTTCTAATGATTCATTATTTAGATTTTCTATTTTATCTTTTAAAGATAGTATTTGTTGATTTTGATTTCTAATTAAACCATTTTCTCTAGCTGTATTCTCTAATCTTTTAGCTTGTGCTTTTATAATTTCTTGATGGGTTGCTAAACCTTTATGTAAAATTTGAGTGTGTTCAAATGCTGTACTATTTTTTAATCTTTCAAGTTTGATATATTTTTCCGCTTCCTCTTTTTGTTTGGTTAAATTAGCTATTTGATCTGCTGTTAATTTTTTATAATCTTCTAAAATTATTTGTCCTTTACCTCTTACATCTATAAATTCATATTCTTTTCTTAAACCCTCGTCTAATTCTTTGTTAATCTCTGCTAATCTTAATTGTGCTTGTTCAATACTTTCAAAATCAATTAAACCACCTTTAATTTTTTCTGTTTGAACTAAATCTTTAACTTTATCTATTATAAAACTTATTGAAGCTAAACCTACAGCACCTTTTTTACCTAATAAAAAAGCACCAATTATACCTGTTGTTCTAGCATATTCTGGCATAGACATAAATCCATCAAAAATACTTTTTAAACCTGAACCTATTGTATTTATTGTAGGAATTAAATCTTTTCCAACTTTAACAACTGTTACCATTCCTTGTGCTAAATTTTTTCCAACTGATGTTGCTATTTTATTTAAATCTTCTGCGTTTCTTTCTAAGAATTTATCTAAGTCTCCAAATTGATTTTTAAGTTCATCAAAGAATCCAGCTTCTAATAATACTTTTTTAAAGTTAAATACTTTATCTCCTATCATTGATAAAGTTCCCTCAAAAGTATTTGCTAATTCATCTGTTGCTTTTCCGAATCTTCCATCTTTACCAAACACTCTTTCAAATGCTTGTACTGTTTCTTCAATAGATACAGTTGCACCAGCTTTGAACCCAAGCATATTTCTAACACCTTTTTCTCTAAATATATCTGCTGAACCTATACCAGCACTAAATGATCTTTGTATTTGTTCTCCAGCAGTTCTAAAATCTAATCCTGTAACAGATGCAACATTCCCT